TATCTCTGAGGATCTTCCCAGATTAAATCCTCCTTCTCCGTCCATTCTTGATGGGGGTACATTGAGCGACCTATATAATTTCTTTTTGAAGTACTCAATATCCGTGATTTCCCCCAAGTTTTGACCTCCTGGAAGAGTAGAAATTTCAGTACCACGCCCTCCTTCTCTCCGAGGGAGCCAGAAATCCTCCAGCATTGCCATGTACTTTTTGTCATCACGGATCTCTCCTGTTTGAGCGTCGTATACAAGTTTGTTACGATATCTCATCATCACATCTCGGAGATATTGCTCAGCTTTTACTTTAGGTAGGTTGCCGACATCAATATAAAAAATTCTTCGTTCTGGTGCCCTCGATAGTCTGTATATTACTAGAGAATCCTCAATCATTCTAAGTTGATTGAGTGATTTAATTGCTTTATGTAAATATGAAAGACAATTTCCTTTGTTCCTATCAACTAATCCAGAAGTGCAATAAGTAATCGAATCTTTGGTCATTTTAATACCAGTATTCGATCCTAAATCTTTAACATTACCAGTAGGATATGTTAATTTTGGATTATAAATGAAGTACTCTTCTATTTCTGGCCATTCATAATCCATTGGATTATCATTGACTAGAGGATTTCTATTTTTATACTTATCATTACCACCCTTCTTCTTATTCTGACGCACATATCTCATCTTCATTGCATCAATATAACGTATCTCTTGAATACCTTCTTCAGGTTTCTTTAAATCAATTACTTTATGATAATAAATTCTTCCATCAACATACCAATTTCTATAAATTTCATGTGCTTTTTTATCAAAATCTAAAAGATCTTTTACGAATTTAAACTCATCTCTAATTTTTCTCTTAATACCATCACTAGCATTTAAATTATCCAGATCAATTTGAACTGGACTATCATTTAAATCAGATACAATTGCTTCATTTACAATATCTTCAATAGCACTATCCACTTCTGGATGTAATGCCATTTCTCTATATCGTTTAATTAATTCAAACTCAGTCCGATAGATTCCTTCCAAGTCAACATATGACCCAAAAAAACCACTACTCATAGACCAGTCAACCCCGTCCTCGTTATTTTCGGGGACAGGGGAAACAGTGGTCGGAGATAGTGGTTCAGTGTCCTCTATTGAGAACCCAAATAACTTCGCCATGATTTAAGGAAACTTCTTCTACTCTTCTATTTATAGGGGTTTAAAACCCCTTATATTTAAGTATCAACCGATGCCATTCTAGAGAATGATTGAACAGCAAACTCAACAGTAAACTCTTCAATCTGGTCAGAATTGTCCATTGATAAATCAATAGAACTAACATTAACTGGCCAAATATCTTGCATTTGATATCTAGCAAGTCCTGCTACTTCTGTTCCATTAGCAGAATCATCATAGCTGCCATCAGTGGAATTTGTTGATTCCACTTGACTTCCTCTACCTAACTGAATAACATCAGCATTAGTCATATATGAAACTGGATTTGTAGTACCAGTATTATTCTCTAATCTGAGAATATGCTGCATCCATCCTTCAAAAGCAGTTCTGTATTTGAAATCTTCATCATTAATGATAGTAAGAGTCCAATTCTCAATAGTTCTGTCTCCAGCAACTTTAAAGATTCTTCCTCTGAAAGGAACATCAATATTTGCTATAGTTTGAGCAGGTAATGATGCTGCCTTACACATAAACTTAAAGTTGTCTGAATCCCAAGTAACTCCACCTGGAATAGATGTTAACCGAACTTCAAAGAGATTCGGTCTTGCACCGCCCCCTGCGAGGGCGGATTTAAATTTGCCAATTGAAAAACCTGTGGCCATTTGTAGTATCCTCCTGTTGGTATTTAGATATTAGAATTAAACTCGACCTGCTACTTCATCGAAACTAACACCAGTACGGGTAGCAACGAAAGTAAGAGTAACATAGTTGATTGACTTCGCAGGCTTCAGGAAGATGTCTGCTCGGAATTCATTATTATCAATAACATCAGGTGTGTTGTTTGTGGTATCACAAATAACAAGGAATCCATAGAGTCCTCTCTTTGCCTGAATGTCACGAAGATATGGTTCAACAATATTCTTAAAGTTAGCTCTTGTTAACTCATCATTGAGTTCAAAGAGTTGTGCTTCTGCTGCACTTTGTAGTGCTTGCTCAATTGTAAGGAATAATCTTCTAACATTAATTCTGTCGAATGCAGATGCATATCCAAGTGCAGTCTTATCACCGAATAGAAGTGTTCCAACTCCTGGTTGTGTGATAACTGAATTAACTCTTAATGGATAGAGAAGATCTCTTTGTGCCTTATTAGGATTATATGCAAGTTTAATTGCATTATTAATAATACCACGCTGCTGTCCTGCTGGTGAGAACCAAGGATATGAGTTGAGTGATGTACGAGCCATCAAACCTGCTATATCAGCATTAGTTGGTATCCAACGGAATTTATTATTAAATCTATCATATGTGTACTTATATCCACTATCAAGTGTTGCATAAGATGAAGATTGTAGTGAACTAAAGAATTTGGTTAAATTAGTTGTTTGAGTATCACTATTAGAAACTCCAACAACATTTGCTCTATGTGGTCCAACAGTTGCCATACAATCCTTTCTCTCATTAGCAAGAGAGATTAGATAGTTTGCTTTTGCTTGAGAATCACCTTCATTGTCAAATCCTGGACCCATAATTAGGTAATCAACTGCTTCTTCATCCTTATTAGAGAATAAGTTGTAAGTAGTAATAATATCACCAAGTTGTGGTTTCATACCCTTAGCATCAGAGTAGTCAACACCACCTGTTAAGTCGTATGTAATATTTCCAACTGAAGCAAAGTTAACTCCTTGAGCATTTTGTCCCCAGAGACCATCTCCAGCACTAACTGCTTGCCATCCACCTAAAGCACTAAATCCGCCAGGTGCAGGATCTGTAACCCAAGTCTCATCAATACCACTTCCTGGATTACCTCCAGCGTATACATTCTCAGAATAAAGTGCTAAGTACTGTTCGTACCAAATCTTCTGAGGTGAATTTACATCAGATATAGCATCAAGTGCCTTAGAAAGACTTAAATGCTTCTCTATAATCTGACCAGTAATTCCTGTTACCTCTCCTAAATCATCAACAACTACAACGTGAGTAGCATCATTCTTACCATTTCTATTAAGAGAATACTTATTAGTTGTTGGTTTTGGAGCAATGGACTTCCAATAAACTGTTGCGTTAGTTAATCCAAGAGTTTGTGAATCATACCAGTCAGCAACTTTGGTTACTGCAGTTGCACCAGTACCAACTAAAGTACCATTCGCTTTATGGAATAAAACATCTCCAGTAGCAAATGAAGCATATGATGCACCCTCTGCATAATTGATTGCTGTGGCGACACCAGCAGAATCAACTCTTTCTACAACTTTAACTTGTACTTCACTCAAACCTTCAGTAGAACTTGTAGTAACACCAGTTATAATTCCCTTAACATAACCATTAAAGGTTGAGGTGCTTCCCATTCCTGGAAGAACTACATCATTAACTGCTTGTGTTATACCATATCCTACAGTAGCACCAATACTTGATAATGAAGTACTATTGAAATTTAGGGTTTGGTCTGCTAAATCATCAATTGTACAAACCTTAAGACCATTTGCCCAAGTACCAGGAGTTTTTGCAGCAAACACAAAGTTTGTTGCTTCTTCGTAATTGTTTAAATAATCGTCGTAATTTTTAATTTTTAAATCTGCAGATGCTTGACCTACACCAGCGTTAGCATTTTTCAGTGTAGAACCATCTGTTCTTCCAACTTTTAGAACTCCTCCATATGAAAGGTAGGATGCTGCACTCATCCAGTATGCATACTGTGCATCTGTTGAGATTGGCTTACCAAATACATTGATAAGTTCCTGCTCAGTAGTTATGTTCACCAAATCGTCAACTGGACCTTGTGGGAATGGACCCGCAATACCTCCTATGTTGTCTAATACATTATCAGCTCTCCCTACTGTTAAATCAACCTCTCTAGTTAGAACACCAGGAGATAATTGAGGAGTCGCCATGTTTTCTGTCTCCGAATTTCTCAGTTTAACTTGAAATTATTTATTAAAAAGTTTATTTTCGAGAGGTTAAAAATGCATGAATCATTCATGAACACTTAAAGATAGTCCCACATATAGTTCATTCCACCACCTTTATCTCCATATTCATCTGTAAACCACCTATCTCCATCTTTATCTACAAATGATTCTTCTTCAGTTACACCATCACTTAAAAATCCAAATGGTGCCATATCTTGCTCAATTTGATTCTTTTGCTCTTCATATAATCTCTTTCTTACATCTTGGTCAGTAAGTTCCTTAAAGTAATCTTGTGCTACTAACCATGCATATATGACAAGACACATAGCAAGGTCATCATTACATCCTTCTTCTGCCTCGAATGAATTACTTTTTTGAATGAATGTAGTTAATTCACTCATAATATCATAATCTGTAAAGAGAAGTTTATTTTCTTCTATTAAAGTCTTTAAGTTAAGAGAACCTACCTTCTTAACTGTCTTAGACATCTTAACTCCTAATTGAGTCTTCTTACCAGAGAATCCTTGACCAACAACTTGACCTGCTCTTCCTCTCATGGAAGTCATAAGGAGATTTGCATACTCCATATCAAAATTTAATATAGATGCTACCTGATCTCCTACATCATTTACCTCACATAAAACAAATGCATTATTATATTTGGTTCCCACTTGTTGAATAAGAGATGGGAAAAGCATTGGTTTAATTTCATTATTCCTATACTTTGCTACTACACAATGTGGAAACTCGGTTATATCAATTACTACAAATGCAGAATAATCTTTAGAAACACCTCTTGCCACATCAACTGTTATTACATAATCATGTCCTTTTTGTGGGTCAACATATACATCTAACCCTGCACTAGTGGTTCTTGGTTCTTCATATATTAATGACCTTAATTTACTTGGTGCAATTAAAGTATCAACAGAACCTAAAAACTCACATTCAAACTCAATCTTAAACTGTTGCTCTGATGTGTTCGCAATAGTTTGTCTCTTCCATTCATCATCCCTACCAGGAACTTCTGACCAATGAACATCAGTTGGTACATATTCATTCTTTCCTTTCTCTGCATCGTGCCAATACCTATAAAAATGGTTCATCCCGTGAGGGGTTGAAACCATGATTACTTTTGTGCTTTTACCAGAAGTAATAGTAGGATAAACAGAAGCAAAGAAAGAGTCAGCGATGTGATTGGGAACAAAAGCAAACTCATCCAAGAAGAGGATGTTGAAAGACATACCCCGAACAGCACTAGCACTAGTGGAAGCCGCCAAGATTTTAGAACCATTTTCTAACTCCAATGAACCTTTATTCCATGATATGATTCCTTGCTGCATCCATTTAGGAAGATTTTCATAGGCAGTTTGTAATCTACCTAACAAGTCTCTTGCAGTTGCTGCTTTGTTAGCAAGAATACCAATATTTACATTATCATTAAACACAGCATAATGTAATAAGTATGATACCGATGTCGTAGACTTACCAGTCTGACGAGGCATCTTACATATATTGAATCTATTCTCGTGGAAATTTTTTATTAATTTCTCCTGAAAATCATAAGGTTGGAAAGGAACAAGACCCTCATCCAAACTTACAATTTGTACATAGTTTTTTGCAAAATATACTGGGTCTGCCTTACATGCCATGAACTCAAGAATTTGTTCTCTTGTAAATTCTTGCTGAACATTTGCTTTCTTTAAAAGGGGATTACCAAGATAGACTTCATCAATTGCCATACTAATTTACCAATAAAGGTTCTCCTGGTTTATATGTAGACACTTGATAATTCCAAACCTTAGCTCCTGGATATACCTTATGAACCTGATCTCTAATATCTTTTCTTGATGGTACAGTAACTTGAGGGAAAAACATTTTTATCATATAACTTGATCCTCTCCATGCCAAATATACATCAATTATATTACCAACCTTAGGAGCAATCCTAGTTGCTTCACTTAAATCCTCATAAGGAATATTTGATTTAGGTGAAACCATAGGTTCTGGTTTAATTAAATCAACTGATTCAATTTCTGTTGGATTAAAATCATCTCTCCAATCAGAAGTATTATAATTTTCAATTACCTGCTCAAGAATTTTATCACCTACTTTAACATCATGTTCTTCAAACCACCCTCTATTTACTTCTAATGCATATTGAATTTCCCCTTCCGAAAATACTGGAATAGGGTTATATGGTTTTAATTCTTTAATACTATCAATTGTCCCATCTTCCTTAATGAATGCAATATCCAAAGGAATCTGAGTATCTTTCATATGAAAGGATTGCTGTTCTACACTATCAAATATAAAAAGCATTCCACTATCTTTTTCCAGACTTTCTCTGAACATCAATCCCAATCTAAAATCTGTTTGAGAGTTGGGAACTTCTATATTAAGTGGTAAATCTATATGGATATTCATTACTGGTAAGCATCCTTACCTTTTATTTATCAAATAAGTGGTGCTTTGATGTACCAGCATTGTCATTAGATATATTTCCTATTCCAGTTTCTTCAGTCTCCTCTAATTCATACTCCCAATCTTCTATAACTGTATTAGATAAAAATCTATCAGAAAGAAGATCCATTTGTTCTCTTGCCACCTCTTCACTCTCTGCATCAAACCAAAAATCAATTGCCTTCCCAATCCTCAACAAATGAGGTTTAAGTTTAGGAGCAACCAAATGTGTGTTATTCATCACTGCATTACCAGCAGCATCAGATACAGATCCTCTTAATCTGACATGAACAAGTGCTTTAAATCTCATTAGAAGTTTTTAGGATGGGTTGTTACATCACCATGTATTTCACCAATATCATCGATGTGTGCATGGTCTATCTGTTCAATATGCAAGTGTTCAAGAGCAGCAGCAATTCTTTCAAGTGCTGATGCAATACGACCAAATTCTTCACTCATAAATTAAATCCAGCGTGAAACTGTTAATTCTATACTATTATCATCCATTTCCCACTCTTCGTCAACCTTAAATCCCATTTCCTTAACCTGATTATGAACTGTCATACGGGCATATTGTTGAGTAACCTTTTCTATTAACCGTTCTGGAGGAATAGATTGATTCCAAGTTTGTATATCGGCAACTAATTCATACTCACCATTATTATTCAAACGAAATCCTATATCATTACCAATAGAAACATCAACCTTTACTTTCTCATGTTGATGATTAATAGGGTTTACTAATTCTTGATCTTCTTGAACATCGTACTGAAGAAGTTGAAGTGCTTCTATAAGTTCAGACTTGTTCTTGAGTTTCGTTTTTATTGTACTGAAGTGCGACATTGTTAGAATAAAATTCAGGTTTAAATTGACGGGTTTCTAGAGTTCCAAGTTTCTCTTCTATAGATCTTGTAAGTTCTACACACTCATGAGAAGTAGTCCCAGTAACTTCTTCAGTTACTTGACCATCTTGTCTAATTGTAAACTTAAGTGTTTGTTGTTCAGGCATGATAATCAATAATTACAAACATTATAGCATATTTATCCTTCAACCGCCGTTAGCACCGCCATTACCACCGCCATTACCGCTAGACCCGTTGCCACCATTACCATTACCATTCCCACCATGTCCATTCCCATTAGCATGTCCGTTACCGTTTTCGCCGTTGCCATTACCATTTTTTTTATCATGTGCTAGATATCCGCTTCTACCTATATGATATCCACGGGGAATTGTTTTACATTTTTTGTCTTGGAAGCACCAATACTTACCATCAGGACATTTCTTTGCTTCCTGTGCCTCACCCATAAACTGAGAAAAGTTTTTCATAGTCCTATGATTGTTAATGGGTCTGATGTAACCGTTGCTATACCAGTTGCACTTAATTTAACTCTATTACTATCAAAGTTTAGTTCTTTCATATTACCAAGGCTAGTTCCATCACTAGCAATACCAACTTGCCCAGAACCATTAATTTGACTCAGAAGTCTAGGCATTTGCTGTCTCCAATACAGAAAGAATAACCTTTAAAGTACTATTAGCACCTGCTTCAGCAACAATATAATCACTAGTTTCTAATACCAATTTTCCATCTAATGGAATATAAGCATCAGCAACAGGAACACTTGCTCCTTTAATAATTTCTGTTGTAGTAGCAGTTCTCTTATGAGACATAGTAAGAGTTGTAGCTGCTGAACCATAATTGGTTACATGAGCATACAAAACGATTCCTGTATAACCTGTAGGAGCAGTATATACTGTTTGACTACTTGTAGTAAGTTCTTTAGTATATGTTTTAAATCTGTTAAGTGCGAGTGCCATATTAACTTAATGCTAGGATAAACGGAGTCATTTCTGAGAACAAACTCTTACTAAAAGATCGTCCACTAATTGTACCAGTTTCTTGATTGATTTGCAAATCATCACCAATTCTAAAGTTACCTGCTTGGTCTGTACTTGTATAAAGAACCTTACCACCATCTAAAGTAACTACTTCATTTACTTGATTAGTTACACCACCCCGTTTTGGTGTAGCAGTAACAATCTGATTACCAGCACCAACATATTCAAATGTATGAGAACTAGCAATAATTCTACTACCTTGTGCAAAGTATGCAGTAGCACCAGTTCCTACTTCATTAAGTAGATTGGTAGCAAGTGACAATGTAGTAATTCCAGACGTAACTGGAGTTGAACTATTTATTGTATAGTATAATGGTTGCATTGTTGCAGTGGCAGTAGCAGTATTACTTCCAGACTGTGGGGCAGAAATTGTTACATTAGGAGTTCCAACATATTGATTACCACTACTAATAATAGTAATACTTGCAACACTTTCTCCTTCAAGAGTGGCAAAAGCAGTACATGTCTCACCACTAGGACCAGTAGGTGCATCAACCGTTACAGTAGGAGTAGCACTATATCCAGTACCACCAGAACCAACTGTTATAGTAGTTACTTCTTTATAAAGTTCATCAAAGTAAACTAACTGTCCATCATAAGGTCTATCTACATCAATCTTTGCAGTACCACCAGACACATAACTATGTGCAACAGTAGAAATACCAACATTAACTACAAACTTTCTAGCTGAAGGAATTGCATCTACATCAAAGATATAAGGTGTTTGATATGGATATGTTTTAGTTCCATATTCACAAGTTACTCCAATACCAGAAAGTGTAACTCCCATTCCTACTTGGAAGTTATGATTTGCAGTTGTTGTTACTGTTGCTATACCACTTAAATGATCGTACTGGAAATTGGATATATTTAAAGTAGGTGTACTTACATTTACATTAATATTTGGTTGAGATATTGCAGCAGTAGCAGATGTTTCACCTGTATACTGCAAATCACTTACTCCTCTTGCAACCAAACCATAACTACCAAAACTACAGTTACTATTTGCTATATCTGCTTGACCACCTTTGTCTACAGTAACTGCTTCATTAGTACAAATAGTGAATAATGAAACTAACTGAGCAAATCCTCCGTTAGTAACAGCAACACCAACTCCACCTTGGTTATACTGAGTAAAAGCATCTACATTCATTGCTTTCAATGATCTTGCTTGATCGCCATCAATATAAAGTCCAATTCCTGTTGTAGTATCACTCGTACAGTTCTGAATGTATGGACCTTTCCATTTACCACCATTAACATTTTCTGCTATCTCATCGGTAGGGAAAGAAACCGCAGCAGCAGGGTGTAAATGCTCCTTGAAGGTCATGTTTGCTAACTTAACACCCTTTCTTACATGGAATATATTACTAGTCTTTGTAGCACCACTTACATTAACTGCTCTTTGATCATCACCAACAATTGAAATAAATGCAGGAACTTCGATTGGGTTTGCTTCCTCATAACTTCCAGATAAAACCTTAATAGTTGTTCCTTGTTGTGCAGAAGCACATGCTGATTTAATTGTTAAAAATGCATTATCAATTGATGTACCATTATTATTATCATCACCATCTTTAGCAACATATAAGACATTAGGTGCAGAGTTAATACCAGATGCAGTGCCACTAATACTTACACCAGCACCAATGAAAATAGTTGAATTAGTAACTGTAACAACACCAACATTAATTTCATTAGTATCACCATCAAGCGTAATAGAAGATGTACCAATAGTCAGAATACCAGTTACCCTTGCGTCACCTTGTACTAATAATGCAGTGGTAGCAGTTCCTGTTTGTACTTCTATTCCACTTCTAAAGGTACTGAGACCTAGAGAATCTACATGCGTTACATCATCATATGTAATTGTTCCTGCAACATTTACATTTCCAGTTGCCTCAATATCCCCCTCAACAAATAGTGCAACATCAGCTTTAGCAGTAGTACCAATACCTACATTCCTGGATGTATTAACACCAACTGAATCAGATGCCCAAGTACCAGCACCACCAACATTACCTTGTCTTGCTACCCACTTAGAATTTGCTGTACTGTATTGGATAATATAATTATTCTGTAAACCACCTGTTACATCAACATCTTCTAAATCATCAAGACGAACAGCACCACCACCTCCAAAGGTTGCTAGTTGCTGCTGGACTCTATTAACAAATAAACGATAATGCTCTGCTAACTTATCAAAGGTCACATACTTTTGACCTAATGGTGTAAGAGGATCAGAATTATCTACATCAGGAGGAATATTTAAAAGACCTTCTGATAAAACTTTCTTCTCATCAAATTTCTCAAGTACTTCTTCTAAATGTCTTACTTTTCCAGTAAGTTCCTTACTCTTTTGTTCAATCTTATCTACTTGAAGTTTTTCTAATACTGTTTCAAATTCTCTTCTTATACCTTCAATATGCTTTTCATTTACAACAAAATCAATCTTTATTCCTTTTAACTTATCATCTAAATCCTTTTGGAATTCACCTACATTAGATTTTAAATCATCATAATACTTGGTAGTACTAGTATCTAAATTCTCCTGTAGTTCGCAAATATTACTCTCTAAATTCTCTTCTAACTTTCCAATCTTTTCAGAGAAAGAATCTAAAGTACTAGAATACTCTTGAAGTTTTCTGTCTTCATTTATCTCTCTATTTTTAAAATCTCTCTTAAAGATATCAGATAATTGCTTTGATTCTTCTACCAGATTCTCAATCTTTATAATCTTTTCTGCTAGAATATTATTAACAGAGGTATCTTTATCTTTAACCTGTTCATTAATTGAAGTAAGACCAATATCAACTACTGTTATCTTTTCATCCAGCGTAACAATATCATTTGCTAATGCTTTAAATAACTTGTTTATTCCTTTCTCAGTATTTGCTCTAGATTCCTCAATACCTTTTATATTCTCTTCTACTGCTTCAATATCCTTTTTACAATCTTTCTTAGTAGACTTTAATTTACCTTCTACTAATTCTTCATTTTCACTAATTCTATCTTCTACTTTTAATTCTGTTTCAGCAAAAAACTTCTGATATTGTGGAAGTTCTTCTTCCAGTAATGCCTTTACTTTTTCACCAATTCCTTTTACATCTTCCTTAATTGAAGAAAGACTTTGCTCATTTACTCCTTCAATACCCTCAGTTATTGTAGCAATCTCTTTATAGATATCCTGTCCAAAGTCTTTAAAAGATTCTGCTACACTCTCTTTAAAACTTCCAAATCTATTATCAACTCTTGTTTCAGAATCGACAATTAACTTTTTATATGCAGGTACTTCTTCACCTAAAAACTTACCTACACTTTCAGATAATGATTCAAATCCCTGATTAATTTCTAATAAAGTATTTGAATTAACTGTTTTTACTTTATCCTGAACATTTCTTATTGACTCTTCTACAAACAACAGATGAGCCATCATGGCATCATCTAAATCTTTTCTATCAATTAAATCTGTAATACTTTCTCTTATTTCTTCTACTGATGATGATAAAGTTTCTACCTTTTCAACATTAGACTTAAATGTACCAAAGGTTTCAGTGAAATCTTTAAGTGCTTGTAAATTATTTAAATTACCTTTAAAAGAATCAAAAGCTTCAGAAATTCGCTCAACCTTTTCAGGCTTAGCATTCTTTAACTCTTCCTTTACATTATCAAAAGGAGAATTAGGTTTCTTATCGTAAAATTCTGAAGGCTTTTTAAGTGGCACCTTTATTACTACTCCATCTACAAGTATATTTATTCAGACTTATTTGGTGGTATTTGACCTTTGATTAATTTAGCAAGGTCTGCTGTGGAACCAACAAAAAGTGCATTATTAACAGTTGATGGTCCTTTTGCCACTTGTTCTTCATTAACATCCTTCAGTTTCTTCTGAAGATCCATTAATTTATCTGTAGCATCAGAAACACTCTTAATAAGTTGACCAGCAACTTCGTATGCTCTAGGCATTTCACTTTCTTGAGCAAGTTCAAGAATACCATTAATTGCTTCTTGTCCTTTCTCTATTATACTATAAAGATTACCTCTTGTATACTCATAATCTTTAGTAATATCATCCTGAGTAAGTCTAGCAGGTTTCTCAGGAGTAACATTAGTAAGTTGCTCACTTTTAGGAGAGCAACCATTTTGTGGAGTAGTTTCTACTTCAACAGGAGTAACATTAAAAGTCTTATCTAATCTATCAAAATTTTCAGTCATGATTAAAAGGTAGTTCCATCAAAACCAAAGTTATCTCCATCTTCAATATATGGAGTATCTGCTGCTGTAATCTTCTTAACTTCTTCACCCTTTAAGTGAGAAGCAATTGTAGTACCATCCTTACCTCTAGTAACTGTTACTTCATTACCAGAAACAGACCTTACTAACATTTCTTCACTACCTATAACAATATAATCACTAGCAGCAATAGTACCTATACTATCAACAGCAAATACTTGAGTAGTTAAATCAAGGTCAGCAGTTAATAATGTAGTTTCTGCACTAGGATTGTAACTCTTAATAGCACGAGGTACAACAGTGTAAGAAACATTTCTGGTAGTATTGGTAGTATCTGTACCTGTAAGATATCCCAATGTAGCCTTCCTGATGATATCCTTGGTAGCAGACTGAACAGGACCGAATAGGTATGTTTTAGCAGTAAATCTTAAAGTATAAAGAAGAACTCTTCTTTGAGTAAAGTCTCCTTCATAATCATCTTGCATTGTAATATTTTCTAAAATAACTGGTATATCTCTCTTCTCTTTAATACTTTCTACCAACTCTACAGTCACATTATATGCTGGTTGGAAATAAGGTAATATCTGTTCTACTATCTGTAATGCATCATCATTTAACTTACACATAATAGCAAGTTCAAATTGCATATTATAAGGAACTGGCATAAATGCCTTCTTAGTTTCAGTTCCATCATTAGGGTCTGCTACAGTAAATTGTTGAGTAGTAGTAACCTTTCTTGTTGGATCGTAAGTAAGACCAGTAAACTCAAAAGACATTCTTGGCAAAGTAATTGCAACACCTTTATTCAAATCAGGTTGCTGCTCTAATCTTGCTAAGAATTTTTGAGTTGGTCCATATGCAAGTGGAACTCTTATATTACTAACAGTTTGATCAGTATCATTTTTTTGCTCAACAGAAATTCCATTAAAAAGAGTACCAAATGAAATAATGGTACGTCTCAAAATTTCGTTATAAAAATATTCAAACATTGTTATAGTCCTAGTATATTATATTTAGGGAATCCCAAATGGGTTCTGTTCGGTAAAGTCTATAATCTTATCTGCTTCAGTCTCTATATTAAAGTTATCTGCAAATCCATCATCAGTAGGTTCAACATCAATAATACGCAACTTATGTGATGCACCTGAAGTTTGTCCAACTATCATCTCACCAAGTTTAAATGAACCTGTAATAGAGGCAACTTCAAGAACATTAGTTACTGAATTCCATAATCTCACTCTACCAGTTGTATTGCTAACTGAACCTTTAACAATTTCATTAAAAATAAAGTCTCCTGTAGAATCCATAGAAGGTTCAGATAGAGTAACTGTTGGAGTTAATACATATCCATGACCTGCATCAGTTATATAGACATCTGCTACATTTCCTGCAGCAGTTAATGTAGATATACCTGTGGCTGTATGTATTCCTGCTACTTCCTCTATATAATTCTTATCTCCTTCAGTATTAGAAATAGATACAAGTGGTGGTGCTAGATATCCACCTCCACCCCATGTAACAGCAATTCCTGTAACAATACCACACTTATCAATACCAAACTCAAATGTTGTTGTTCCAATACCTACATTAGTTGCTTCTGCAGATATATAAACTTCATTTGGTTCAATTTGTGTTACCCAAGTATCATCAGGAATATAGTTAACAAAAACATCATCATGGTCATAGAACATTCTAACTCTATCACCAACAACGATATTAGTTGTAGTAATTCCTGTAAATACAGTAGAACCTATACCAACAGTTCCTTCAGTCTTAATAGAGTTATATCTTATTGTAGAAACTCCTAATGCTCTATACTGTTCTGCAGTAGAAGTAGGTGCTGCTACTGTTACAGATGGTACAGAAACATAACCAAATCCACTATTACCTATAGAAATAGACTCAACTTGACCATCAGCATCAATCGAAGCAGTTGCTGTTGCATTAACAGGACTGGGAGCACCACTAAATGAAATTGTTGGTGTAACTGTGTAACCAAGACCAATTGTAGCACCAGTTCCAACTGCCCAAGGATCTGCCTCATTAAAGGAAACATCAGTAACTACACCAGTAATTGGATTAATAGTAGCAATACCAACTGCGTATTCATATGGCGTATCTGTACCACTACCTGTTCCAATAATAACTGTAGGACTTGTTGTATATGCTCTACCTGTAGAACCGTATGATATAGAATCTGGATCAATAGAAGTACCTGCAATTCCAATTGATGCAGAAGCATAAGACCATCCTGGATGAGAAATAGATACAGTAGGTGGAGTTGAAGAATCATAGAATCTTCCACCCTCATTAACTGTAATATCTAATACTGTTCCACCAGTTGTATGGTAATCGTCTAAAGTAGCTGTAGCAGTTGCAGTATCAGCACTACCAGTAGGTAACTCAAATATAACTTCTGGTGCTCTCTTATAATAAACACCACCTGTTGTTCCACCGTTAAAGAGATATGATGAAGCACCAATACTAATAGGTGCAGATGTAATACTTACTCCTCCACCAACCATAGGTTGGTCTAAAATAGCAGTTGCTGCTGCTCCAACATGTATTGGAGTTGAGAAGGTAACTGTTGGTGCAAATACATAACCACCACCAGCAGCACTCAGAGTTACTATACCAACACCACCAGTAGTACCTATCCCTGCAGTAGCAGTAGCATTCTTTCCATCACCTGTTATTGCTATACCAGGTGCTACAGTATATCCTGCACCTGTATTAATAAGATTAATTGCTTGAATAGAACGATTTCTGGGATTAACATTCAAATTACAAACATTAATTCCACCTATTAATGAACATGTTGCTATACCAGTTACTCCACCAGCAGGTGCTGATGAGAAACCAACATAAATTGGAGGGTTATATCCACCACCTCTATTTGTTACATTAACCGATCTAATATAATGATTACGAATACCTGTTACTGCTGATGCTTGTACACCAGTTCCCACTAAAGTAAGAGTTTGAGTAGGACCAATAATAATTGGAGTACCATCTTCAGTCTCTCCACTTGCAGTATCACCTGTTAACTCATCATCAATCTCAGCAACACCAGTATCAATAACCTCATCTTCGTAACGGAAGAGTTCACATCTAAGTTCGTAAATATAAGTTTTTTGTAACTGATAAAATGGTTTTTCGTGCTCGACATACTTAATTTCAAATAATCTATCACCAAGAGGGAAATAAATTAAATCACCTTCCTTAGGTCTAGTTGTTAACTTGACATCAGGTTCATTCTTCATTAAAGGTTCAATATATTGTTCCCATCTATCCTTTGATATAGTCAATGTTATTTCATTGGTTTGTTCTATACCAAACTTAGATAGAATAGTAGGATTTTCTCCATACCCATCATAAGTATCTACATATGCTTCTAATGGATATGCATCATCAAATTTAGATTGTACTACTTCTCTTATAACAGTATTCGTTGTCAAATATTTTCGAGGCATATAATGCACTTCAACACCATACATCCTCAACTGTTCGTTGATGAGACTCTGAACCAAACTCTGTTCAGATCTTGCTCCTTGTTGAAAGTATGGATTTAATGCCATTATCCTATCATATCAAGTGGTGGAACTTCATAAGTATTAGACATTTGTTCTCTGATGATTTCAAGATCTACATTAGCATCATCATAGATTTGCCGTCCATTTAACTCTATACCACCTGGTAATTTAACTCCTTGGAACTTAAGTAAATTTTGTCCCCACTGTCTCTTTAATTGAGCAGTAAAATATCTTTTTAAGAATGAGTCATTCCATACTCTAGGAAAATCATTGGGATTTAATGCCCTGAAACATTCCATGATAATAAAATCTCCTTTATTTACTGCTTGCCAATCTACATCCAAATATAATCTATCCATTCTCTGATTAAATCTTATCTGTTTTTCAGTTGTCAAAAGGAAATTAATATCTTCCAAATATCTCCGTGTCATTGCATAAGTCAGGATTTCAGTCGATCCCCAATAATAAATGTCATTTAAGAATAATTGATATTTAACACTGAACATATTGTTAGTAGCAGTGTTAGATCCGTCATAATGAAATATCTTATATACTCCTATAATCTCTGGAGGTACTTGTAAATAATTACTATTCTCTACCCAATCAAATTGAATTGCACTACCATTAATAGTTGTAGATGCCTGTGTAGTGGTTATACCTTCTGTATTTGTAGAGTTAGTACCTGTATTAGCAGTTCCTCTATCAATATCCGCTTGAGTTAACTTATACTTCATATAGGTGCGTTCTACACCATCAAAATGCCTTTCTTGGAAATATTGGATAGAATCATCCAGTATATCTTCTACTTGTTCATCAGCGACATTAATTTCCAGCACAGGGGCACCTAACTGCCTCTTAGCATAATTTATTAAGTCTGCTCTACTTGCTGGTTGTGCCATTTAGACTATTACCCCTTCAATATATTTATGGTGCTGATGATATAACTGGATATACCAGTATATTACCATTTATTATATTATACACAGTTCCTACTCCAGATTTTACTAAAACATTATACTCATATCTTCCTTCAGTTATAATTCCTGTAGTTGCTTTAGGTAAATTTAATGTTATTGATTTCGTAACAGTATTAATACCTGCAATAAAACTTGCTGTAGGGACAGTTGTTGCTCCTATACCAGCACTTTTTATCATTTGTGATGAAACACCCCAACCTGCAGTAAACCCATATCCAGCATTGGAAACATCAACTACATTAAATTTTGCATTAAAATCAGTACCACCATAAATGGTTAAATTAGAAGCAACGGGTACTCCTGCATTTGGATCAAATGTTATTTTTCTAATTGCCATTGACTAATTCCTTAAGTAGTGATTTGATTTCATTCATTTCATTTTTTAAATTATCAAGATCATTTTTCATACTATCAAGATTTTCATTCTTTTTTTGTTTAGCATTACGACTAGAAATATATTTTGTATATTCCATATTATTCACATTAATAATTGAATTTGTATCGGGATCTCTTGCTAGATCCCTGTTTCCATCTACTTTGTACATATTATGCTAATGCCATAACCCTTAGATTTTTAACCCTTGGTACATGTACTTGACTAGTAGAAGTCATCACCAATTTAATTCTATAAATTTTAAATGACGGTAATTGGTCAATACTAAAGGTATACTCTTTAAATTCAGCATCTGAACCAAAAGTATATTGATTTGATTTAATTACCTTCTTATCAGACTTACCATCACTATTTTTTACATTAATTATTTCACCTCTTTGATTTATATTATCATAACCAGGGAAAGGAATGAAAATAGGTGTCTTACCTTCAGTATTATTAATAGAATAGAATGCTCTAATATCAGTTTCTTCAGTAAGATGAGCATCAAGAATTATTTTCAATGAAGAAGCAGAATTCTCAATCATCATTTCCTGAGATACATACTGACATGCATTAGGATCATCTGTAAGAGAATTAACTCTACTATCATTTGCATAGTCGATAATAGGTCTATCAACAGTATTAGATGTAAATATAGCAGAAACTCTTCTAGTATCAATTACAGGACTTATACGACTATCTGATGTAGTTAAAGTTAATTTCATATGCAATGACTTCTTACCTTCCATTTCTGTTAGGTATTGATCTTCATTAACTTTAGATGCAATTAATCTAGGAGTTTCTAGATAATTAGTTTCGTTAAGAGTAACAGCCTCATATCCATTATCAAGCCATTCATCCTCACTACCATCCAAACTTACTCCAGTTGTAGTTCTTACTTCAGCATCAATTGAAGTTTTAGGTAAAGTAATATTATCTACAATAGGACTCATAAGTTCAAAAGGAATATTTTGAGTTGCTCTTATCTGTTCTCCACCTGTAGATTTAGTTTTTCCTGCATATAATAAAGGATAACCAGCAACAGTTCTATTCACACCTTCATTAGCCATATCCAATTTAACATAATAATCATCAAATGTAATAGGTTTTGTAGATAAAACATTATGGGTTTTATTAATTCTATGTAAACTTACTCCATTAAGTTCATACTTATAAACAGGAGTTCCAACAGGATAATTAAACTTATTATTACCTCTTGAAGTAATATTAACTAAATTACCAGAAACAGACTGATATTCTAAAATCTCATTCTCAATTTTAATATATCCTGCGTTAGTAGTTCCTACACCAACATTTTCAAAATTCAAGAATTGACCAGCATTAGCAACTGAAATAGGTGATGTTGAATCAGAATCATATGCAACATTCAATTTAGTAGGTTTAATATCAGATATTGCTCCTGAAATTGTAACCTTATTCTTATTAGAATACATTCCATGATTCTTATGGTTAACTTTTAAATGTAAACCATCATTTACAATATTGTTAGATGCAACTTGAACATCTCCACCAAAATCAAGATTCATTTCAGTAGTAATTCCACTATTATTAACATAAGATAAAGTTTTAGCACTTCCTACAGAGAAATTACCTTGGATTTGATTAAGAATTAACTCATTAGTATTACCAATAGAAACTATGGATAATCTTGCATTTCTTCCAACTGATGCAATTCCTAGATTACTGATACTAACAATATCTCCAACTTGATATCCACCTCCACCAGCACCAGTAACACTAGCACCAGTAATTGTTCCGTCAGTAACAACAACACTAGCAGTTGCTCCTCTTCCCCCACCAGTTACAGTAATTAAATTAATATTATCAAATTGTAAACTACCACTGCTAGGAGTATAACCAATACCAGCATTAGCAACACTTAATGCAATAGCAGTTCCTGCAAATCCTGCAAGATTTCCTGTAGCATTTGTTTCTGCTTGTATAACCAAATTACCAACCTTAAGACCACCATCAGCAATAGTAGTTCCTAATCCAACTCTAGATTCTCTAGAAGTAAATGATAATGCATTAGTGTCTAAAATAGGAATCTGAGAATTTCCAGAAGAAAGTTGTGGGTTATAAAAATCAACAGTACCTACTAATGGATCGAAGTTTGCCCTATAAAGATTGAATTTAAGGTCTTCCCACTGACTTGGTTCCCACGTAGAAGCATTCTGAGACTTAAATAGAGATCCCAAAAATGGTTGCTGACCAACGAAAGAATCAGTGATTAAATCATTTTCACCAACTCTAGAAATATAAACTGAATATTTTGCAGAGTTTGATAATAAAACCATAGCATATTCTTCTCCTGATTCTAAGAAAACAGGAGATTTAAACTCAAATGTGGTAGCAAAAGAACCATCACTAGAGATATTAATATCACCAGGTTCTAATATAACAGTTGTTCCAGGAACAATAGTTTTAGTTGGAATACCATTACTTACTGTTCTAATAGAGAAATTAACTGGTATCTCCATGTCATCTTTTGTTCTAAAGAAGACATCTGCTTTTGTTACAAATACACCTGTTTCATCCTCAACACTAAATGTTTGTGCAAGAGGGTCACCACCAATTCTCCATGTTGCTGTAGTTATCCAATTATCTCTAGTCTGTGAGAATGTACCTCCTATTCTCTCAACTTGATCTCTTGTTTCACTTAAATCTTGTACTTCTACACTAGCATTTCTAGTAGAAATGATAGTTTCTTGAACTACTTGATGTGTTCCTTCTGCTCTATACTCATCTTCACCTCTAGTAGAAGCTCCTGCACCATTATCTTCGTCACTAGTAAGTCTAAACAACTTATTACCAGTCTCAAATCTAGGTGCAGATGGATTTTGATTTGTATCAGGAATAAAGAATGAACCTTGAAGCCATGATGAAATATCAGAAATAAGTCTGACATTACTTATTCTTGCTTGAGCACCACTCGATTGTCCGACTAAAACCATCTGATTTGTAACATATCCACTAAATTCTGGTTGATTAATATTCGCCAATGAGAATGTATCCACATTCAATAATGTAGAAGTGGATGAATATGCAGATGAAAGTGTTTGTAAAGTATAAGGATTATCCTTATAAGTTTTAGTTGGGATATTATACTCACCTTCTTTATGATTTGTTTGAGCAACTCTGAAAGTAATTAAATTCGTTGGTCCAGCACCACCACTCCAAGATGTTTGAGTTGTTCCTTGAACAGTTTCTCCTACTTGGAAAGTTCCTGAAATCATATTAATTTCAAGTAATTTTGGAACACAATATTCAGTAACATCTTGCGAGTCAAAGAATGAATATATTCTAGTTAATGGTTTTAATGATTTTCCAGTAAATTCAATATTTCTAGATCTCATAAATGGAACTAGACTACTACTAAGAACTTTATCTCCTTGAGATTCCCTATCAAATTGTTCTCGAATTTCCATTCTAGAACCAGTTCTTGTTTGTCGTATATCTCTCTCAGTCCAAGTCTCTCTTACTGTTCTTCTCTGTCTCCATCTCCTTCTTCCAGTTCTTCGTGTTCTTCCTTCAAAGAATTGCCTTCTTCCTGATCTAGTTTCACCTGCCCAGAAAGTCTCCCAAGAATTCCATACAGTTTGACCAAAACCATTCTGAGGATTAAATCCTCTTGTTCTAGATAATTCTGCTACGGTTTCAGCAAAATTACCTTCTCTGTTAATAATACGAGCATCTAATCTAGTTTGATCAATCCATGTATCAGATTCTGGAGTTAATTCCAAATCTGCCTTCCAATAAGAAACAACATAAGGAGTTACACTTTCAACTCTAGTTCCATGAGTTTGTTGTTGCCATATTATTTCACCATAATCTAATGTAATAATACCATCATTCTTTCTAATATTCAAACCTTGAGGAGTCTCAAAATTCTTATCTTGATTAGGAATATTATTTTCAACAGGACCAGGCATAAGGTCAACTGAAGTTGTATAATGAGATGGTCTTAATTCTCCATGTGTAGGATCAATACTATTCTTAACTCCTTCACTAAGTTCTTGTGCAAGGAATGTTGAGAAATTATCAACAAAGAAACCAGATTTAAATCTATTCAATCCATCTGCATCTGAGACGAACATATTTGCAGTATTACTTTCCAATAAAGTCAATGCTGTATAATATTCTAAATTTTTAATTCTAGTCTCAAGATTATGGATATCTTGCATTTGATATCTCTTATAATCTAAGAATTTTACAGAAGCATCAGAAACATCATACAAATATGGTGGAAGATCAATTGTTGCAATTTCTATAGCATCATCTACAGGAAGAGGTGAAGTAGGTTTATCTGCAGGTGTTCCATATACTACTTGGAATATACCATCTCTATTAATAAAGATTCTATCTATTCTTCCTTGATAATATGAATAAGTAGTTAAAATAGATCCATCTGACTGAAGCATAGCACCAGCAGAATTACCAGTACCATTAAATGTT